GTGCTTTCTCCAGCGACTCTGTCCCCCGTACAATATGACTGTTTACAGTCGCTTCGTACAGCCTTCCCCACACATCTCGGGGTCCCTCCGAGAAGTATAGAGACGAAGATTTCTCCTCGACTGCACGTTGCGCTGGAGCTACGACCTCATTTAATAGGCCTGTAGCCCATGGAAGGAACCAATGAAGAGTCAACGGAGCCTTCACAGGCAACGTCGGCCCCTCCTGGACCAACCATTCCAACCAATTCGCACGAGACAGACACGTCCGAAGATCGGGATGGGTGATCGCAACTGCTAAGACTTGAAGACGACGTGGAATTCTCTTCCACGGCGCCCCTAGCTTAGACGCGTTCCGATACCCCACCCCGACTGCGGTTGCAAACGTGGCGAATGAGATAGGGTTCTGAGAGCTCAAACGCTCCAGCATCGCCCCAGCTACTCCCGTAGAATGCCGTGCGGCATTCCACAGTTTCATCGGGAGACCCGAAACGTCCTCGCCCTCAAAGTATAACTTCTTGGCAAACTCACAAGTCCGACGTGTCGAGACCAGTGACTTCGCCAAGCCGATTCCCAGTCCTATCTCCTCACAGATTTTAACGTATGCCCCGGCGACAGCATCATCACGAATGACAATGTCATCACCGAGTACCGCATAGGCACCGAACCAGCCTTCATGACCCACTCGCCGTGCCGCCCATTGTACAATCGCATGATGAGTCCAGGCCAGCATGGCCCAGGACGAGTACGCGCCCATCGGCTGACCGACCGCATAGTGCACAGAAAGACGAGTCTTCCCAGGCAGCCTATACGGCCGACCAACCAATAGCTCGCGCCACGCCTCCCCAAAATCAGGGGAAAACATCTCCTCCAGTATTACTTGTTGAAGCTTTACCGGAAGACGATCCGTTGCCGACGACAGATCATATGAATAAAAGGTATGATCCATGGTCGCCTTCTTCAGCAAGGCCTTCACAGGCTTATGCTGATCGAAGGTTCCATCTGAAGGAACATCCCGAAGGATATTCATCAGGTGTTTGTGCAGCGGATACAATGCAACTTGCGACCAGTAGTCCACCATGGCGAAAACACGAACCTTACCGGCCGGCTCATCCTTAGTAGATAAGCGACCGTTCGGAGGTGTTACCGCTCGTGGAGGACTCCAACCGGCGCAATCCGCCATCCAGTCCCATAAAGTATTGGTCTTACCGCACTGGTCAAGGAACCACAGGTACTGCTCTAAAGAGTCTCCCCATTTTCCCTCAATCCAGGCACGTGCCGATACCTTACGGGTACCGAACGACGAAAGACGATCGGTTACCCGAAACCCGTCGGTTGCCCGACGAGTAAACGGGCTGTCCGCAGAAGCGCGACGTATACCCAAAGGTTCTGGTTTCAAAACCTCCGCGGGGTCAACACCCCGCAGGGTCTCGCCAGAGTGAGACTCCATCATCGGGAGGAAATCCTTACGGACAAACCCCCGGAACGATTGCAGATACCCAGGAGTTAGGTCTACTCCCGGGTCTGTAATAGTATTCAATTTCAGGACCCCTTTGCAGGGCAGTATCCTATAAATTGATAGTAGAGTCCCCCAAAGGCGAATTGCACCCTTATGACCCTTACGGATCAACATTCGAGACCCCCTCGGTATTAACCGAGGAAGCCCGTCACGTGACCTACCCACAGCTACCTTTCCAATTTCCCGAGATCCAAACCGAAGCTTAGACCCCGGAAGCGATTGCATAAAGCAGACATGGGCAGTTTTCAGGTACAATACCAGACCTCTTACGCCCTGCCTCCGCGCAATGAGAGAAATCGACTTCGCGAATGCATGAATTTGAACTACCCAACTACGGCTTAAACTACCTAGCAC